AACTACTATATAGTTGAGAAGAACTCTTTTGCGAGTTGGAAGAATAGGGAGATACCAGAATGGTTTCAGACGAAAGATATTATGAATACATGGGCAGGCGGTTAAGAGAAGAAGAAGAAAAAGAGGCCGTCATTAAAGATGAACATACACATACAAATGGTTTGATGTTAGATATGAAAGAACTAACAAAATGTCATTATGATGTACTTATTCGTAATAAAGAACTAATTGAAGAAAATGAAAAATTAAGGAAAGAGAATGCCGACTTACACAATAAAGGATAGCGACAAAGATGAAATATTTGATACTATTTGTACATATGATGAACTTCAAGAATTTCTAGAAAACAATCCTCAATGTCAAAAAGTTATTACTGCACCGAATATTGTGTCTGGTAATGGGCCTAAATCTGATGGTGGATTTAATGAAACTATGGCAAAGATTGCAGATTCACATCCTAACTCACCTCTTGCAGATAGGTATTGTAATAAGGGTACACACCAAAATATTAGAGTAAAGAACGTAGCAAAAAAACACAAACTTGTAGATGTCGCTGGACAAAATGTTACAAAACATTATGAAAAAAACAAATCTACAGGTCTGTATTAATATAAATAACAATGTATGGAACGCAATATATAGTGTATCAGCTTCCATATAGGGGTAGATAGAGGTCTTTCCTCTACTACTCCACTTTCATAAGGATATATTATGGCAAAACAAAAAGATATCACACATAATCAACTTTCCACAATTAAACCAATTACAGATAGTCAAAAAGAAGTATTTGAAACTTACAAGTCTGGTTTGAATCAATTTCTGTTCGGTTGTGCTGGAACTGGAAAAACATTTATATCATTATATCTCGCACTTCAAGATGTATTGAGAAATGAAACTCCATACGACAAAGTGATTGTGGTTCGTTCACTTATACCTACAAGAGAAATAGGTTTCTTGCCAGGAGATGAAGAAGATAAGGCTGCATTGTATCAAGTACCTTACTCTAACATGATGCAGTTTATGTTTGAACAACCAAATGAACAAGCATTCGCTATGTTGTACGATAGACTGAAAGCACAAGGTAGTTTTTATTTTCTGTCAACATCATTCCTTAGAGGTTTAACTTTTGACAATAGTATAATTATAGTTGATGAGTGTCAGAATCTAAACTTCCATGAACTAGATACAATCGTTACAAGAGTAGGTCAAGATTCTAAGATAATGTTCTGTGGTGACTTTGGTCAGAGCGATTTAACAAGAATGAATGAGAAGAATGGATTAATGAACTTTCTACAAATTCTACAAGAGATGAAAGAATTTAATTGTACTGAATTTGGTATTGCAGATATTGTTCGTTCTGGATTTGTAAGAAACTATTTAATACAAAAAACTAAGTTAGGTATGGGATTAGATTAATTGACAAATATTTATACACCACCAGCTAAAGATGGTTGGCCCGAATTTAAACAAACAAATCCAGTCAAAGTCAAAGTCTTGAATCACCCACAGATGCAAGAGTTTAATACAGACTTAGAAAGAGATATCAAACACGCTGGAGATAGACTAGAGCATACTACAGCTGCAAAATGTTATATGACTCAATGGGATATGGGTGACCATTACGAAACTTTTAAGATACTCGGTAATGCAATTATTAGTCTAGCAAAAACAATGCCTATGGCAGTTGGTACAAATGAAGATGGAACTCCAAGACAATATGGTTTAAGAATAGAAGACTTCTGGAGTTTAATATATACTAAAGGACAGATAACAAAAGCACATAATCATTGGCCTCATGTATGGAGTTTTACTTACTGTGTTAAAGGTTGTGAAAATTGTGCTCCTTTGGTATTTCCAGATGCAGATGGTTTAGAAGTAAAACCAACGCCTGGACAACTTATACTTTGGCCTTCATGGTTATACCATGAAGTACCAGAACAAAAATGTGACCATGAACGTATTATGGCAGTAGGAAATATAGATGTTGATTGGGAAAAAACTAGAATACCAGTAAGTGAACATAAAATTACACCACCACCAAAAGGGAGAAACGATAATGAACATAGATAAACTAAGAGAGGAAATTGAATATGATGAGGGAAGCGTTAATAAAATATACCTTGACCATCTTGGTCTGCCTACTTTTGGCATTGGCCATCTTGTTACTGAATGGGATGAGGAATATGGATGGGAAGTTGGAACGCCTGTCAGCGAAGATAGATGCAATGAATGTTTCGACACCGATATCCAAACAGTCCTCGCAGACTGCAACATCCTATATCCTGACTTTAATGAACTCCCAGAAGAAGCCCAGAGAATAATTGCAAACATGATGTTTAATATGGGCCGACCAAGATTGTCCAAATTCAAGGGCATGAAAGCTGGTGTAGATGCGAGAGATTGGAACGCAGCTGCAAATAAGATGGTAGACAGCAGATGGTACAAACAAGTAACCAAAAGAGCAGATAGACTTGTTGAAAGAATGAGGAATGTCTAAACTACCATATGGTGGATATACTCAAAGAGATTGGGAAAGAACAGTAGGGTGGGGTAAAGTTCCACCAGAATATAAACATGAAGAAAGTGATAATGATGAAAGAATACAACCACAAGACGATAAATCTCCCAGAGATAACAGCAACAACGACTGACGGAGTTCGTTTATACGAAACGCCAGAGGGTAATAAGTACCCATCAATCACTACAGTTCTTTCTGTAAGAAATAAGAAAGGACTCTTTGAGTGGAGAAAAAGAGTTGGCGAAGATGTAGCGAACTATGTTGCAAGAAAAGCTGCAACTCGTGGAACTCATGTACATCATATGTGTGAAGACTATCTAAACAATATGCATTTGAACTATCCAGATGATTGGAAGAAACATAAACAAAAGTTTTTACCATATGTTCTATTCAAACAACTTAGAGATTCAGTTCTGCAAAAAGTGAATAACATTTATGCACAAGAGTGTGGGCTCTATTCTGATAAATATAAGGTAGCTGGTCGTGTAGACTGTATTGCAGAATATAATGGAAAGTTATCTATTATAGATTTTAAAACTTCAACTAAAGAACGAAGTGATGCATGGAACGAGAGTTACTATATTCAGGCGTCTGCATATGCAGAGATGTTTGAAGAAAGGACTGGAATTGAAATCAATCAAATTTGTATTCTAGTTGTTACAGAAGATGGTGTTGTCCAAGAGTTTGTCAAAGATAAGACAGAGTATATACCCTTGCTTTCAGATACCATTAAGGAATGGGAAGAAAAAAATGAAATGGTTATTAGTACTGATATCGCTCAATCTGCATAGTGATGGCACAGCAGACCACTTTATATTTACTAATATGATGTATGATACTGTACAGTCTTGTCAAAGAACAGCACAAGTAAATATGCGAGTAATCCAAGAAGTGTCTATCAGAGAGTTTGATGGGCCTTCTAAAGTATATTGTTTCAGACAAGATAGATTCTTAGACTACATGAAAGCACTACCACCAAAACCAGAAAATAAACTTGATATTTAACATTGACTTTTTACGTTAACTATGGTACATTTATACTATGAACTTTTACACAAACATATCCCAATGGGGTAATACTCTATTATTACGAGAAGTAGTTAATGGAGAACGACTGACTCGTAGAATTAAATATAAACCAACTCTTTATGCGCCTGTAGAAAAACCTACAGAGTGGAAGACACTTGATGGTGACTATGTAACTCCAGTAAACTTTGACAGTATGAAAGAGGCAAGAGAGTGGGTTGACAACTATAAGAATCAACCAGAAATGGTATTCGGTAGCACCATGTATCCTTATAACTTCATTGCAGAGTCCTATCCTAATACAGTAGAGTATGATATAGATAAGATACTTATAGTAACGATTGATATTGAAGTAGAATGTGAGAATGGTTTTCCAAGCCCAGAACAGGCAATAGAACCATTACTATCTATTACAGTAAAAAACCACCAGAGTAAAAAGTTTGTTGTCTGGGGTATTGGTAAGTTCAATAACAGTCGTGATGATGTAACGTATGTCGAGTGTGAAAGTGAACTACATCTTATTAAGGAGTTTCTCATATTCTGGGAAAAACATCAGCCTGATGTAATTACTGGTTGGAATACAGAGTTCTTTGATATTCCTTATCTATGTAATCGTATTACTAATCTTTGTGGTGAAGACGAAATCAAAAGACTATCGCCTTGGAGAAGTGTTAATGCTAGAGATGTTTATAATATGGGTCGTAAACATCAACTATATGATATACAAGGTGTGGCTCATCTGGATTATCTAGACTTGTATCATAAGTTTACATATACAAGACAAGAATCATATAGACTAGATTATATTGCATTTGTTGAACTTGGTGAAAGAAAAGATGGTAATCCATATGAAACATTTAAAGAATGGTATACAAAGGATTATCAATCATTTATAGAATATAATATTATGGATGTGGAACTTGTTGATAAACTAGAAGATAAGATGAAACTTATTGAACTTGTTTTACAAATGGCCTATGATGCAAAAGTTAATTATATGGATGTACTTGGTTCTACCAAGTATTGGGATATACTTATATACAACTATCTTTATAAGAAAAAGATTGTAATACCTCAAAAACAAAAGAAAGAAAAACCAGAAAAGTTTGAGGGTGCTTATGTAAAAGACCCTATAGTTGGTATGCATAAATGGGTTATGTCTTTTGACTTGAACTCATTGTATCCACACTTGATTATGCAATATAATATATCTACAGAAACACTTGTTTCTCAAGATAGTATACCAAAAATGTCAGTTGATAAATTACTAGATAAAAAGTTTGACACAACACAATTAAATAAAGGTCATACTGTAACACCTAATGGTGCATTATTTAAAACTAATAAAAGAGGCTTTCTACCAGAGATAATGCAAAGTATGTATGATGACAGAGTTAAATATAAGAAACTCTTATTACAGGCAAAGCAGGAATATGAGAACACTAAGAACCCTAAACTACTCAAAGATATATCAAAATATAACAACATACAAATGGCAAAAAAGATTTCACTCAATAGTGCATATGGTGCTCTTGGGAATGTTTGGTTTCGTTATTATGATCTGTTGGTTGCTGAAGCAATTACTACTTCTGGTCAGTT